ATTTACCACCACTTACCTTTTTCTTTTCTGCATCATTAAAAATATCTGCACCATATTTACCAATTTGTTTACCTACAAATGAACCAACTGGTCCAAATGCTGAACCGGCAATAGAACCAATAGTTCCCCAAATCTTTTGAGAACGACCTTGTTTCTCTCTAGCTCGTTCAGCCCTTCGCAACTCACGTTCTTCTTTTAAACGTTCAGCGGTTACATCTTTTCGTAATAATGCTTGTGCGTATGTAGCCATAACTTTATCCTAATAAATATCCTGAAAAAAATGTATGTAAATCTGTGGCATGACCCAATATATCTGTTTGTTGTGTTCCACTACTTTGATAAATATGAACAGTCGCAGTATCCCCTTTTTCCATATCAGCTACACAAGACACCGAAAGAGACAATGGAAATCCAGGACCAGTATCGGCTGATAAATTTGGGTCAATACTAGACCAATAAGTTCTATTAGATGTAGTAATTTTCAAACTATAATAACCAGCAGCAGTATCAATAGAAAGTAATGCAACTATTGTTTGTAAAAATATTTACCAGTTACTGGAGCAGTAAATATATCGCTAGCAAAATTACTACCAACATCAAAAACTTCTGTATCAAAATCAATAACAACATTACTTCCAACAGCAATATTAGCGTCTGTAACAGAATTATATGCAAGAAAAGATGGTTGTAACTTTTCATCACGTATTTTACCTATTTTTAAATCAGTACCAACATCTAAATTCTTTTCCATTTTATAACTACCATCACGAGTTGAATCAAACCAATATAATACCCCATTTTCTTTAACATACATTCTTAATTGTTTTGAAGGAGTTTTAATAAAACGAACCTCACCTTCGAGTATCCCTCTAATTGATGGATAAACCCCACCTAATGATTGTCTTGAACCCTTTTTATTTTGCAAACGTCTTTCAACTTCGTTCATGATACCCTCTTTGATGGCAAAATTCTGTAAATAATAGTTATATCATTTATATCATATTTATCAGTATTTGTAGGGTTTGTTAAATAAATTGCCAAACTTTGACATTCAAAAGCAGTTACAGTTGCTTGAGTTTTTGCCCATGCTCCACTTGTATTTGAAAAAGTACAAGTAAAATTATTTGAAAAAGAAGTACCACCATCAATAGCATATTTTAAAGGATTGGTTTGTGTGGCAGTACATTTGTAAGTTATAATTGCTCCATATACTTTTTTAACTAAACCTGTATATTCAAAATCTATATCGCCACCAGGTTGTATTTTAATTGAATTAGCTGAATGTGAAGCACCATCATTATCCCAATACTTAACAACAGCATTAGCACTTGATTCTTCCGATATAATAAGGTCACCATTATGGTCTACTGCAAAATTAGTTTTAATTGTACTTGAAAAGATTGAACTTCCAAAAACCCATGATTTTGTTTTAAAATCATATAAATAAATATCACCAACTGTAGCACCAGATTCATTAACCACAATAAGCTGTTTTGATTTTGGCTGAAAACCAATCATTGAACCTGCATTTATAAAATCATCCCAAGATGGTGGGTCACTTACTTTTATCATTCTTTCTTTTTATTTTACTTTCAATTTAANTTTAAAATTCTTTTACCATCGTAAAAAAAGCAACCATACCTATTTACCCACACAATACCATATTCTGTTTTTGTAACAGCTGCTGGACTTGACACTCCCATAAAATCATAATTTGCTTCACGAAACCAATCAACAGGGTTTGGTGAAGCTATATTAACAATATTTAATGATTTGTGTTTATATGCTAAAAGTCTATCAGCAAAAGATTCTATAGCAACATATTCTTCGGCATCTCCTTTTATAACATCAATAAAATTACTAGGAGGAAATGTATCAAATTTATTTACTTCACTATACATTATTCTATCACCATAAACAGTTTTTGCTGTTCCACGTTCTTTTATTCTTACATTTGCTATAAATGTACGTCTATTTGCAATAACAGAACATTTGTATGATTCACTTGTGCCACCTAACGAATTATATGGAACATCATGAGAATAACCATTCAATGTTTCAAAACTATCAATTTGTATTCCTATTGAATCCATATTTTGAACATTAAATTGGCCTGAACCTGCATCAGTCCATGTAGTGTAAGTAGAATTAAATGAAACTCTAACTCCATCAGATAGGTTTATATCAACCAATAAACTCCAAGATTTGTCAGATTGATATTCACGTACATAAATACGACCACCGCTCACCCTATTACCATAACTTTTTTTAGCCATAACAGCCAATGTTAATTTTCTATTATCAGTACCAGCACTATTATCCCATGTTGTTGACATAACTTTCAATAAAGATTCTTGGCCATCATCATAAATAAATGTTTCTGCAAACTCCCAAATTTTTGCCTCCCATTCACCACCATCTGATGATTCCTGTGGATAAATATTAAAACCATCCCCAGACAAGCCAGTATAAGAAACAGAAGCAACTTTATCTCCAGCAGTAGGCGGAGCAAGGTCGTTATCATTTTCATAAAACCTAAAAATACATCCGAAGAATTTGCGGAATTACCATCCTCATCTGCAAAATGAATACGTTCAATAAAACCATACCATTTAACTTTAGAACTATTCCCAAAATTAGCATCTGCTATTCGCAATACATTATCTACAAAATGATAAACAGCTTTTATAGCAGATTGTAAATTAGAACCACTTGCTATAGTGATTTCACTTGGACTCCATGAATCACTTGATTGTGTCCATATATCTATAACCCCATTATCAGCATCAGATAATGCAATATATTTTTCACCTACTGAATGTTTTTTTATTGTGACAGAAGAGCCTGCAGCTTCTGTTGTTAAATCACGATCAACAATAATCCCCGACCAACCAACAGATGAATCACGATAAAGAACTTCATAAAGTCCATCATTACTTGTAGAACCACTAACTTCTATAACATCACCTGCATTAAATGCTTGATAGACATCATCAGTTGGGTCATTTTGATGGATTACATTAGAACCTGCCCCATTATTAAATTGAATAGTAGAAGCAGTTACGGAAGAAACTGGCCCACGATCACCCTCAAAATAATATAAACCAAATACCGGCAGAAAGAGAACAGGCATGACTTTTTAGATTTGTTTCAGTATGGTCAACCCTTGAACCCATTGAACGTATTACTCCTTGCAAATCAAACATTATATTCTGACCAATAGAAAGTTCATTTAATTTAATATCTCGTGGGTCTTTTAAATTATTAATTCCACCAGAAAAATCGTTTAATGTAAGTATTTGCTTTGGCATAATAAACTCTAACTAGTATACCTAACTATTATCATAACCGCAACTGGTATCATTCCAGCAGTTGCTCCCCACAAACCAGACTTGAATTTCAATACTGCAATTTCAGTCGCAATCGCATTGACTTTCTCATCAATATCATTTGTCTTGCTATCAATTCTTTTCAGAGTCTCAAGAATATGTTTCTTATATTCGCCAAATCCATTCTCACCAGCCATTACAATAACCTCACTATTCCCATTAAAGTTCCGTCGGGAAGCATCTGTGCTGCAATCTCTACATCAGTAAATCCTCCCTTACCATTTATCAGTTTACGTTTCTTAATAATTCTTCCCCCATCTTTCAATTTATTAATTTTAATNTTTTTCTTATCAAAATCAGGAACAAGGTCAAATAATGTCTTACCTAACAACTGTTTTTTGGTGTATCCAAGTTGATTNCATCCATGAGGATTTACATCAATATACTTTCCATCCTCATCTGCTAAAAATATTCCAACTGGAGCATTATCAAATACCATTTGATAGCGTTCAAAAATACTAATGTCATTTGGATATTCTGGTGTAACTTTCTTTTCTCTTGTCCAGACTTTATCCGTTAATTTTTGTAACTTTTTAATATCATCAGATAATTCAGTCTTTCTTTCATCAATCTCTCGTAATTTTTGAGCAAGAGAAGTATTTGATGTAAAGTGTCCAATAAACCCGCTAATCATTATGTTCTCCCAATGAATAATGGTTGCCATCCTCCCTTCGGAAATCGCCACCCCAAGTACATTCAGAGTGGAGTGTTTTCCAGTGTATACCAGCAAATCTATGATCGTCTGTACTTGTCAAATACTCNCCATGTAAAAATAGATTTAANTCCATTGCAAGTCTGTCATAATGCTTTGAATTTTTNCTGTGTCCATCTTTAGCATAAGCATCNCCNAAAGTAACTTCATANCCTTGCTCATATATNTACAGAATAAGTTTCGGTATCAATGAAGC